CGCGTTGATTATCCGTGGTGGGAGCGGGGCGAAAATCTCTACATGGACAACTGGCACGACTGCGGTTTTCGGGAGTTCGACGGCCCACCGATGCCGGGTGACATGGTGATTATGCAGGTTTCCGCGCCGGTGGCGAACCATGCCGGTATTCTGCTCGAAGACGGTATGCTGTTACACCACATGTACGGCATGCTCAGCCAGCGGGTGCCTTACGGTGGTTATTGGAAAGAGCGAACTGTGAAGGTGCTGCGCCACAAAGAACTGATGTGATGCTATCATTCCACTTTTCAGATTAAGGAAAAGGGTAATGAAGAAAATTATCGCTGTAATTGCCACAATAATTTTGTCTAGCTGTTCAACTACGGCTAACGAACTTCGATTGACAACACCGGCTATCCAAGGCCATACAATTAAAACAGCGGATGCATATATTGGATGCGTCCTTAATGTTTGGAATGAAAAAAACACCATCTCACCAATTAACCCACAACCTACGAAGCATGGGTATACAGCTCAGATAAATGATATGTCTAGAGGTGTTGTAATGTTAATTGATGTGGAAAACACTGACTCTGGCAGCGATTTCTTATTTTATAAAAAACGCGATATGGACTTCTATGAGTCGGCAGTTAATGCATGTAAATAATATCTTGGTTTCTCGCTATATACCCGCCTAGGCGGGTTTTTTATTGGGGGTTATATGAGTTTTATCGAAGTGCCATTAAGAGTAATTCACTTCCACGGCCCGATGGTTAGGTTGTTTGGTGAAAATTTTAAATATCGTGCACACAATGTTCCAAAAGCTATCGATGCTATGAAAAATCTAATAGACGGATTTGAACGATATATGTTGGAAGCTCATAAGCGAGGGCTGACCTTCGCTGTATTTGTGGGGAAACGGAACGTTGGTCAAGATGAAATGGAGCTGACAAAAGGCACGGAAGACATTCACCTGGTGCCAGTGGTCATTGGAAGTAAACGTGCAGGGCTTTTTCAAACCATTGCAGGGGTAGCATTAATTGCACTGGCTGCTTGGAACCCAGTTATAGGTGGAGCGGCAATGATGTCAGCAACTACAGCAACTTCCGTTGGCCTGATGGGAGCCTCTCTTGCTCTTGGCGGCATTGTGCAAATGCTATCCCCTCAAGCTGGCGGACTGCGCATGCGCCAAGACCAGGACAACAAACCGAGTTATGCCTTTGGAGGGCCGGTGAACACAACGGCACAGGGTAATCCTGTTGGTGTGCTATACGGCACACGCGAGATAGGCGGAGCTATTATTTCTGCTGGTATTTACACTGAAGATCAACAGTAAGCTGTGGATGTAGGATTAAAGGCTGAAGAATCAGCCTTATGCGAGGTCGTATGTATTTGTTAAAATTACTGGAAAGCCTTCCCTTAAGGGAATGTGGGGCTAGCTCCTTCAGAGAGGGCGTTGTTCAACCTTTTTGTGGATTTAAAGATGTTGTTGAGCGTAGTGTTCAGAGCCTCCCATACTTCAACATCACCATTCCCATAAGCATTAAAGACCAACCTGATTCTGTAGCCGTTACTTTGGTCAGTAGGCAATGTGATGAAGTCTGTCGGCGCGAGTTGGATATCGACAAGGGCATTGAGGAAGTCGGGCCTTTCTACCTGCAAATAAAGCGATGACATTCTCATCAACCAGGTAGAGATATCCTTGCGACAGTTATACTGATGTTCTCTCAGAAAAAACTCTACACGACCATCAATTTTGTGTGTGAATTTAAATAATGAATCTGTGTTAGCTATGACGTTTTCTCTTAATGCACAATCATTGGTTTCAAAAGCTGATTCAGAGCCATTTATCCATTTTAGAAATTTATAGAATGTTTGAACTGCTTCCTTATCCTCATGGGGTTTAAAGTCTTCAAGTACTTCAGTTATAAGCTCTGGGTGTTCAATAAAGTTTGAGTAAAACCCAGATCTTTCGTTGTAAGCCGTTTTCCCCCACGGATGAGACCGTCTGTCTTTTTCCAAATCTCGTAATGGATCAAAGTTTATAAGCATTTCGTTTCCTTTAGAAAGGTATTCAGCCATCCATCTGATTTCAAACCACCATGCCTCTACATGGTCGTGCTGAGTCATTACAAGATAGTGCCTTAATTTTATCCGTAAACCCTGATATTTGATCAGTGTATTCACTACGCCGCTTATCGCGGCTTTTTTCATTGGTGCAATATGGACAATGTAACGATAAAAGGCCGCAAAGGCGGCGGTGGCGGTGGCCACACGCCGGTAGAATCGCCGGACAGCATTCAATCGATAGCCAGAGCGAAGATGTTATTTGCCCTGGGAGAGGGAGAGTTTGCCGGTGGGCTGGATGGCACAAACATTTTTGCTGACGGCACCCCCGTACTTAATGCCGATGGCTCTGAAAATTTCCCCGGCTTCCGCTGGGAGTTTCGCCCAGGAACGCAGGCACAGGAATATATCCAGGGTATTCCTGCTGTCGAAAACGAGATCACCGTCGGCACAGAACTGAAAAGCGGCACGCCGTGGGTGCGGTCAGTATCGAACCTGCAGCTTTCCGCTGTGCGTCTGCGCTTTGGCTGGCCGATGCTGCAAAAGCAAGAGGACAACGGCGACGTTAACGGCTACCGCATCGAATACGCCATTGATGTGGCCACCGATGGCGGCAGCTATCAGGAAATGTTAACGGCAGCAATCGACGATAAAACCACCTCGCTGTATGAGCGTTCTCACCGCATCAACTTACCGAAGGCCACTACGGGCTGGCAGGTACGCGTTCGCCGGTTGACGCCTAACGCCAACAGCGCCCGGATCGCCGACCGTATGAACATCGAGGCGCTGACCGAAATTATCGACGCCAAGCTGCGTTACCCAAACACAGCGCTGCTGTACGTTGAGTTCGACTCCAAACAGTTTCCGAATATCCCGAAGATCAGCTGTGCGCCTCGCGGACGGGTTATCCGCGTGCCTGACAATTATGACCCGGAAACGCGAAGCTATACCGGCGTTTGGTCGGGGGGCTTTAAGTGGGCCTACAGCGATAATCCGGCCTGGGTGTTCTACGACATTATTCTGGCTGACCGTTTTGGCCTGGGAGATCGCATCGACTCAACCCAGGTATCCGAGTCTGAACTGTACCGCATCGCGCAGTATTGCGATCAGCCGGTGCCAGATGGTCGCGGCGGTGATGGCATGGAGCCACGCTTTACCTGCAACGTTTACATTCAATCCCGCGAGGATGCCTGGACGGTGCTGAGCGATCTGGCGGGTATCTTCCGTGGCATGACCTATTGGGGACAAAACCAAATGGTCGCCCTGGCGGATATGCCGCGCGATATGGACTTCACCTATACTCGTGCCAACGTTATCGACGGCAAGTTTACCTATTCGTCGGCCAGCGAGCGCACCCGCTACAGCACCGCGATGGTCAGTTGGTCTGATCCGGCGAACCACTACGCCGATGCGATAGAGGCCGTATTTGATAGCGACCTGGTGCGCCGGTACGACGTGAACCAAACCGAGCTGACAGCGATCGGTTGTACCCGCCAGAGCGAGGCAAACCGCCGGGGCCGCTGGGCATTGCTGACCAACAGCAAAGACCGCACGGTTACTTTCTCTGTTGGCCTCGATGGCATGATCCCCATGCCTGGGCATATCGTCGGCGTGGCCGATCAGATGGTTGCCGGTCGGGTGATCGGTGGCCGTATCAGTGCGGTGGACGGTCGCAAGTTGAAGCTGGACAGAAAGCCAGGCGCTAAAGTCGGCGACCGCCTGATCGTTAACCTGCCTTCAGGTAAAGCGCAGGCACGCACCGTGCAGGCGGTGAATGATCGCGTGGTGACCGTTACCACTGCCTATAGCGAGATACCCGTGCCGGAGTCTGCCTGGTCTATCGACGCTGACGATCTGGCGGTGCAGCTCTACCGCGTGGTGGGTATCGCTGACAATGGCGACAACACCTTTACCATTAATGCAACCGAGCATGACCCGAACAAATACGCTCGTATCGATACTGGCGCGCGTATCGACGATCGCCCGATATCAATTATTCCTCCTGGCGTGCAAGCCCCGCCGAAAAACATCACCATCGACAGCTACTCCTCGGTGAGCCAGGGTATCGCCATTACCACCATGCGCGCCGCCTGGGGGGCAGTGGATAACGCGATAGCGTATGAGGCGGAATGGCGGAAAGATAATGGTAACTGGGTATCGATGCCGCGCACGTCTGCGTTGGGATTCGAGGTGCCAGGCATTTACGCCGGGCGCTACCTGGTGCGCGTGCGGGCCATCAACGCCAGTGACGTATCGTCTGTCTGGGCGACGTCGATGGAAACCTACCTGAAAGGGAAAGAAGGCAAGCCGCCGGTGCCGGTCGGCTTCAAGGCTTCTCCGTTACTTTGGGGTATCCAGCTCGATTGGGGATTCCCAGACGGGGCCGAGGACACGCTGAAAACCGAAATTCAGTATGCAGATAACGCCGCCGGGAATAACGCGATGTTGCTGGCCGATATCCCGTATCCGCTGCACACCCACACCATGACCGGGTTGAAGGCGGGGCAGGAGTTCTGGTTCCGCGCTCGTCTGCAAGACCGTACTGGCAACCAAGGCGACTGGACTGGCTGGATTAAGGGGCAGTCGAACGCTAACGCCGGTGACTACCTGGAGAGCATTGGCGATGGGTTCCTGACCGACAAGGACGGCGACCGCCTCACCAGTGATATAAACACAAACATTGAGGCTGAACTACAGAACGCGCTGGCCAACAACGCGACGGTTGAACACCAGTGGGCGCAGTACGGCACGGTGCGGGCTGACATCCTCATCGTGAAAACCACGATTGCGGAAGTCGATCGGGCAATGGCCGAACTGTCTACGCAGGTGCAGGCGCAAATTGATGACGTTACAGCGGTACTGGAGGACAAGCTGACGGCCACGGTTGATGCCGACGGCGCAACGGCAATCCACACACTGAAAGCTGGTGTGAGGGTTAACGGCGTGTTCTACAACGCGGGCATGTCGATCGCCGTGCTGGCGGAAACCGGCAAACCCGTTATCACGCGCATCGGATTTAACGCCAATCAGTTCGTGCTGATGAGCGGCAGCGGCGACACGCAATACTCGCCGTTCGCAGTGATTAATGGCCAAGCATTTCTTAGTGATGCGTTTATTCAATATGCATCCATTGACACTGCTCATATTAAGGATGGGGCCATTGTGAATGCAAAAATCAGTGGTTTCATTCAGTCAGATGATTATGTTGCAGGCGTTCGTGGTTGGCGCTTAGATAAAAGCGGCGCAGGGGCTGGTCAAATCCAGATTAACGGCGGCGACGGTAACGGGCGCATGGAGATACGCGGCGACCAGATCAATGTTTATGACGCTGGCGGTAATCTGCGGGTGAGAATGGGGAGGTTGTAGCGTGGCGTATGGCCTGTGGATGAATGGCAAAGAGCTGGCGGCGGTTAATAGCATTTCACTATTAGTCAACGATAAAGAACCCTGGGCGGATGGCAATAAACAAAAAGTTTACACCCCGCCTGATTACGTCGCTGGGAACCCGGTATTTCTGGTTGGTCAGACCGGGTATATATTCGGCAGTCAGACAACTCCCCCGTCTTACGGCGGGGTTACTGGATGGCGAACTGATGGGAGTAGGATAATTGTTGATTTTACCAATGCAAATCAGCAGGCCTTCTTTACCGAGTTCAGCATATACCAGGTTCAACCGCCGCAATCAGTTTCCGGTACGTATGGAATAATGATTCAAAACTCGGTGGACTGGATGAGCATTAACAGTTCGTCCAGGCTGGGTTTTGTTGCCTGGAAAGGGGAAGTGACGATTAACGGCAAATGGACATTGCCAGTCGTTCAAAACGATAATACCAAGGTTGTCTTTGTACGGTGCGATGACCCCGGCGTTTCTATTTACCATGCTGTGCAATATAACGAATTAACGGTATCGCGTGATAATGGTTCGGGTGAAGCGGTGTTAACCACAGCCAATGTGAAAGTGGTCATTATGAACAGCGGTTATTACCCACCGACGCCACGCGGTTACGGAATGGTGATTAAGAACGCTGCCGGTAATAACACATTCACCAGCGATACAGAGCCGTTAGTCTGGGATGGTCGCTCGGTTAATGTCGGCAGGAACCCAGAGGATTTGGTCGATACGGGGATAGCCAAGCCAATGATCCCCCTGGCCGTTAATGCATTTATGCGTGGCGATTCTCAAGGTAGCGGCGGGGTTTATAACTACTACAGCTGCGGCTATCGGTTTAACGGCAGCGCCGTTCAATTCTGGCGTTCTGAATCAGGGAGAAAAATACAGACCCAGTGGAATACCTCAAACCGATGGTACTCGTCACAGATGCCGCTCATGGTTATAAACGCAGCCCATTACTTCTAACAACCGGCCACTGAGCCGGTTTTTTTATGCAACGATTTAGGAGAGCATCATGCCCGCAGGCACTCTTACCCTAACGAACAACTCCGCCGTAGTGAAAGGTACGGGGACAGCGTTCAATACCGAGCTGAAAGCCGGTGATTTCATCGTGAGCGTTGTCGGCGGCGTAACCTATACGCTACCGGTGAAAACCGTTGATAGCGCCACACAGGCGACGCTGATTAAAGCCTATGACGGCCCAACGCAGGCGGGCGCAGCATGGTATGCCGTACCGCGCGACGCGATGAACACCATCACCGCCCAGCTGGCCGCAGAGACGGCGAAAGCGCTACGCGGGCTGAACCTCGATAAAAACAACTGGCAACAGGTATTCAGCGGCACCGGAAACATTACGGTGACGTTACCTGACGGCAGCACTTACACCGGCCCGGCCTGGAATACTTTTACCGCTGCATTGGAAAATAAAGCCGCTAAAGGGTTAAACAACGATATAACCCAGCTGAAGGCATTGAGCACAGCAATCACAGTTGCGCAGGGAGGCACGGGAGCAAAAGACGCTGCTACTGCACGCACAAATCTTGGCCTTGGCAACTCTGCGACCAGAAACATCGGCACAACATCAGGGACTGTTGCCGCTGGTGATGATGTGAGGCTGGGGACCATAGACAATAAAACCGGCGGGCTGATTACCAGTGCAGTACGAATTCAGGGAACGGGAAGCATCATATCGAATGCGTGCACGGCGATAGGCTGGGATGGTTCCAATGGCGTCAGTGAATTCGTCAATAACCGAGGACAGGGAACTGGGGGGTTCAGATACCGTATCGCAAATGCAACAGGCGGGCTGGTAGTGGCATTTTCAATGTCATCTGATGGGAATGCCTATGCTGCGAACGGGAAATGGGTAGAGAGTTCAGATATAAGAATTAAGGATAATGTTCGCCTCATAGAAGACCCACTTGGGAAAATGAAAAAGCTGCGCGGCTATATGTGGAATCTTAAATCTAATGGAAGCGCAGGTGTTGGTTTTATTGCACAAGAAATACAAGAAGTGTTTCCCGAATCAGTGTTTATTTCCGGCGACATGGAGTTGAGTGACGGCACGATTGTAAAAGACGTTCTAGCCCCAGACAGTTCAGGTGTTTCAGCTGGACTACATCACGAAGCGATTCTTGCGTTGATGGAAAAAATAGAACGACTGGAAGCTGCAATGGATAACCTGAAAAAATAAAAAGCATGGGGATTATTAAATGGTATTAATCAGCGGAGTTTTAAAGGGGCCTTACGGTGATTCTCGTTCTGGCGTAACTATTACTATGCGCTCAATGAAAACATCATCCACGGTGTTGAATTTGGCAAAGTCGCAATCTGTCACCGATGATACGGGCCGGTATTCGCTTAATGTAGAGCCTGGTGCCTACGAGGTGATTGTGTCAGTTTATGGCGCACAACCGGAGCGAGTAGGCACGATAGAGGTTTATACCGACTCTCTACCCGGTACGCTCAATGACTTCTTGCGCCGCCCTGGTGAAAATGACATTACACCGGAAATTGTGCAGACGGTCGATCGCCTGCGTGCTGAGGCGGCTTTGTCCGCTGATAAATCAGCGGCCTCGGCAGCAGCTGCAAAAGTCAGTGAAAACAATGCGGCGGTTACGCTAGCAAGTGCGTTAAAGCCTGGGGATTATGGGATAGGTGGGAAGGGGGTAAATACTGGGTGGGATATAGCGCTTTCTTCAGCGAAGGGGCAGTTTTTAACTGCGGGAAATACCGCGGCAAACGATGGCCCAGCCCCCACTACCTCGGCATTTATGGGGATCAATATAGCGCATACATCGCTTGCTAACTATGCGTTCCAGATCGCATCTCGCGGAAATTTTGGTCTGCATTACAGAACGAATGAAAATGGTACTGTAGCGCCGTGGGCCAGGGTTTGGGATACCCGCAATACAACCGTAGACGCCAACGGCTTCATCAAGAAAGCGTCTCCGATCGCCAGACTGTCTGGCGCGCCGGAAAAGATGGCTGATGACTACCTGGACGGTTTTACATTGTCGGGTTATGCGGCTGTTAACGGTGAAGCTGAGGGGGTATCAGCTGAACGTGTTTCAGTTGGCGTTTACAAAGTCACCGGCGCTTTAGGTTTTGCGGAAGAGGGCTGGAACATCGAAGTGCCGCAGGACGTGAACGGCAACCGTCTGTGCTTTGTCTCAGCCAACACCGGCAAGGATGGCACAATCTATGTGAAGGTCAGCAAACGCCGTTTTGACATCGACACAGCCGCGATTGTGGCCGGTGAACCGATGGATATTCCGGCGGGGCGTTGGATTGATCTGCGCCTGGAAGTGCCTGTGCGCGAGGTTGAAGAAGCACCGGAAGCAGTCGAGGAAACTGCCGCTCTTGAAAATGGGAACGTTGACCCTATCTAAAATCCGCTGCCCCGTCGCCGGCCTCGTAGTGTTCAGTCAGGTTGAACATCGGCAGGGGCAGCGCTAATAGAGCCAACGACCCGCCTTAGCGGATTCAGCAAACATGCGGACTGTTAAAGGTTTTCTGGTTTTATTCACGTCCGTTTTTTTATATTTAAACAAACGTTCGCAGAAGGATAAATTTTCCCAAGGGTAATAAATAGACATGTCGATAACAGACACATCAACTCCGAATTTTTCATCGTAGTCATTGATTGCATATGGCAATTCATCACCTTCAGCGTATTCTTGGAGTGGGGTATCCAATTCTAGATGCTCGACTTTTCCCGCCCAAGATACAGGAGTAGAGAGTTCTTCACGAAAAAACTCTAAGACTTCCTCGTCAGTTACCATAATTTATCATTACCTCTCGCAATGCTGTTGTATCTCGTCACAGAACGGAATGCTATTTCTGTTACATCTTTTGCAAGAATTATCCAGCCAACGACGGGGACTGCACGTCCGACAAAGGTTCCGATTTTACGGGTCAGGATGATTTTCATCGTGGATGGTGGGTACCCGCCTACGACAGAAGGTAATTTTAGATTGCCGGGAAAGGTTTTATTACCGAACGCCTTGCGAGCGCCACGGGATGCATATGACGTATCGGCAATGTTGCCTCTAAATTTACCACGCGTTTTGGAAATATTCAGACCTGACAGAATCGCAACGACAGCGCCAAAATCATCAACCCCTAGCTGTTCAGCTACCTGCTCACAGAAAACCATAAAGAAAAGTTCGCCGGCGCTTAAATTTACGCGCCCTGCATAGAAATATGTTCCGCCCAACTCCTCAACCGTATCCATTACATATCCTTGTCAATTGGCTAGGTTGTAACATAGACAACCCTGTCCAAGGTTTCAATGCTAAAGCTGAAACCAGTCATCTGCGCTTTCCCACGTTTCCTGCAATATTTCCTCGATCTCTTCGCGGTCTGCCGGAGTACCGTTACGCACTGACAGCCCATCCATGCCTGCTAGACGAACGGTAGCTTCAATATCAGCAAACTTCCTCTGCAAGCGTTCGTTCAGTTCGATAGCTAATGCCGAAGCTGCGCCTGGCGGAAGCTGCTTGCTCTTGTCCACTCGAACCTCAACATAAATTCGCATTGCTCCTCCTTGAAAACAAAGAACACCCGGTGCTCATGATTATAATCAATGAGTTGTCTTTGTCATGCTCCGAGTTTGTCTGCCTTTGTGGTGCCGCTGAACCGACTTTTTCGTCTCATGAACCCACCCATGGGTCGGTTCAAAACAAAAAATAATCTTGATTAAATTCATTGCGTTAGTCGCGTGAACCGACTGAACCTACCGAACCCACCACCTTCTGGTTATATATGGGGGATTTTTGAGGAAAGAAATCCATAATCGAAGTGTTAAATTGGCGGTTAAAAAACAATCATCTTGCCAGTTTGGATGATGACCGATGGAATAATATTGCAGGGTGTTCACAATTTCCTGTGGGGTACGTGGTGGGGCCGAAAACTGAATTTCACCGATTTTTAATTGGTTATTTTCAATAAAAATCAATTTGTTGTGTGTTTAATATCCTGTTTGCGTCATTGTCTTCACTTTTTGCGCGTACTAAAAACGCGCAATGATACGGGGTTTTACGCTGGAGCTCCACGTATTCCTAAAGCGGCGGCAAAGTCACAGTTTTTTTAAGGATAAAGGCCATAATTCAGCGAGTTATCTGTCACGGAGAAATCTAATGAAATCAGTGAAACTCAGCGTGTTAACCCTTTTGTTGACCGGCGTCAGCGCCTCGGCGCTGGCGCTGCCCAACATCACCCTGCTGGCGACCGGCGGCACCATCGCTGGCGGCGGCGATTCGGCGACGAAATCCAACTATACCGCGGGCAAACTGGGCGTCGAGGCGCTGGTCGATGCGGTGCCGGCGCTGAAGAACATCGCCAACGTGCAGGGGGAGCAGGTGGTTAACATCGGCTCGCAGGACATGAACGATCAGGTCTGGCTGACGTTGGCGAAGAAAATTGACGCCGACTGCGGCAAAACCGACGGCTTCGTCATCACCCACGGCACCGATACTCTGGAAGAGACGGCCTATTTCCTCGATCTGACGGTGAAGTGCGACAAGCCGGTAGTGCTGGTCGGGGCGATGCGGCCGGCGACGGCGATGAGCGCCGACGGCCCGTTCAATCTGTATAACGCGGTGGTGACGGCGGCGGATCCGCAATCGGCCAACCGCGGGGTGCTGGTGGCGATGAACGACAGCGTGCTGGACGCACGGGATGTCACCAAAACCAGCACCACCGCCGTGCAAACCTTCCAGTCGCCGAACTTCGGCCCGCTCGGGTATATCCACAACGGCAAGATCGATTATCAGCGTTCGCCACAGCGCAAGCACACCCGGGAGACGCCGTTCGACGTCAGCAAGCTGAACGAACTGCCGAAGGTCGGCATCATTTACAACTACGCCAACGCCTCCGATGCGCCGGTCAAGGCGTTGATCGCCGAAGGGTACCAGGGCATCGTCAGCGCCGGGGTCGGCAACGGCAACCTGTATAAAACCGTGTTCGACACCCTGGCGACGGCGGCGCACAGCGGCGTGGCGGTAGTGCGTTCTTCGCGCGTGCCGACCGGCGCCACCACGGAGGATGCGGAAGTGGACGACGCCAAGTACGGCTTCGTGGCCGCCGGCACGCTGAATCCGCAAAAGGCCCGCATTCTGCTGCAGCTGGCGTTGACGCAAACCAAAGATGCGAAGCAGATCCAGCAAATGTTCAATCAGTACTGA